GATTGCTGATGTGTTGGTGCTTGCGGGGAACTGCACCGTGAACGTGTTAGTGGAAGTTTTATCTGCGCCAAAGTCTAGCACGCAAACGGTTGGATTACCACCCCCAACCTTGTAAATCAAAGCCCCACGGGCTGTGATTGCACCTGTCCAAGCCGCGTTGGAAAAGTTAATGTACGCCACTGTGCCCGAAGTTCCCGTAGTAGGAGTCTGAGATACAGTCAGCGTCGTGCCGCCAGCTACATAGCTACCGCCCGTTGCTTCATTGGCAGAGGTGTATGCCGCCGTAGTTGGCCCTAACGTGGCGTTGCCGTTGTACAGCGCAATCTTGAACGTGTCCGTCGTAAAGTTGTACGAGCCGTTCATCATGCCTGTCTTGAAGGCGTTGGTTGCGGTTTGCTGAATTGCCATCAGACGACCCCGTTATTTTGAGGCAGTGGCGCAACACGCGCCTGACCGTTGCGGTACGCATCCGATCTCTCAAGGCCGTCGCCCAGACGTTTAGCCAGACCAAGCGCTTCCATGTACTTGTTGTTGTACAGAGCTATCAAGTCTTGCTCACCCTTCATGAAGGTGTAGGCTTCCACCAAACAACCATACAGCAACACAGTATCAAAGTTGTCGCCCAACCAAGATGTGCCCGCAGTTACGATTGAGGCTGGGTAGTAGTAATAGTGCAACTCAACACCATACACCGCATCAGGCGTAGGGCCAAGAATGAACGACAACTCATTGGTGATGGTGGTGCCAGAGGTTGTTGGGCCAAACAAAGCATAGTACTTGGGAATAGCCGTGTCTGTAGGAGTCGGATACGCCTGCCTGATGAAGTTCACGTCTTTGTTCAGCAAGTACTCGTATGCGCCTGTAGCGTCAATCACTGCCATCGAATACACCGACAAAAAGTCCCCCGGGCAAGAAAGGTACTTGTTATTGGTGGCTGTAGAACCTGTGACGTTCTTACGCAGCGAAGGAAACTGAACCGAGTTGTATATGCGTTGTTCAGCCTGCTCGATGATGCGGTTAATCTGTTGGGTCGATGTAACCGCTGAACCATCAGCAAGGTACGTATCGGGGAACTGGTTCTCCGTATACGCCTGAATAGCCGTAACAAGCTCGGTATAAGTCATGCCATCGGGCCTCGGGATTTAATGCCGCGCACTGCCGCACCATGACCACGCATCACGATACCGTCGTCTTTGATACCGTTGTAGTCGTTGCTGTGCTCATTGGCAACAGCCACGTTGGCATCTTTGAGGTGCTTTTTGTTAGGCACTTCTTTGAGCACAGACGCAGGAGCAGAGGCAGGCACAGGACTGCCGGGAGTCTTGCGAATCGCGGTGGTAGTTTCCTTGCTCATGCGGGCGTAGCCCTCATGAATACGCGGGCTGTTCTTTTTGGTTGCGCTGGTTTTCATATCAGCCCCCGCGCTGGTTGGCTGCACGAGACAGGTTACGACCCATCTTCATGCGATCCATGCTGGTGGGGCCACCGGCTTTAAGTTTCAAAGTGGTACCTTTACCGCCTTTGTGCTCTTGTTTGTCGTGCTGTTTGAAAGCCTTCTTAATGAGGGCTTTATCTTGTGCCAAGTCTTTCTTGTCCATTTTCGACTCCTTATGTCGTTGCAATTGTAACTGTACCAATTTCCACGCCAATCACCAAGTAATTTGGCGTAAGCCCTGCGTCGTTCAAACTTGAACCGCCTACAGGTGCCCAGCCCCACTGAAAGTCCCTGCTGCCTTCGCCCGGATAACCGTCAGTCAACAGACCAGACTGCGTGTAGCTGATGTCTGGACGCGGATCGCGCACACCCTGCGGATCGTCTACGGGGTACATGCCCAACTGCAACTGCGGCTGGTCTGGATCCCAGCAAGATGGGCAGACCTTGAGGTTGAACACCTTGGTCTTGATGATTTCCTTCTTGAGTTCGTGCAGTTTGAAGCGAAACCCACAACGGTCACACTCCGCAATTGAGAACTTGCCAGAAGAAAACCGATTGCCCATTTAGTAGGCACTCCCCACGTACTGACGACGGGGCACCAAGCGCACGGCTGCGGTCTCACGGTCTTGATCTGCTGCCAACTGCCAAGCCTCATCGTACTGCTGCTTGAGCACACCCAAACGATCCATAGCACCGGGCACTTTGAGCGCGATGTAGTAGGCCAGACCCGCCACCATGCAAGGCACAAAACGGAACGGCACGTCCATGATGTTCACACCGCCACCGGCATCCTGCACGCGACGCATGCGCCAGTACACAAACTGGTAGGTGATCCCGGGATTGGGGGTAGGCCACACAGTGATGGACTGTTTCTGTGCCAGCTTGATAGCATCGCTTGTTACGTGCGTTGTGGCTGTGGTGCCGTCCTGACCACGAGTGCAGTTGAGCAGGTACGCAGGCGTAGCGCCGCTGGCTGGGGTTGTTTCGTTAAAGCCAATCAATTCCGAGCCGATCTTGATGAAACCGGCAGTGGGCACACCCACCAAGGAGGTGATTGGGATCGTTGTGTCTGTGGCAGAAATGCCTGCCTGCAAGGTGCCCACAAGGGTGGAGTCCTGCGCCGTCAAACGCTGAATCCAGACCTGAATTGGACGGCCTTGAATGAGTTTGTTGGGGATCGTGGCATAGGTCGGCATGCTGATCCGTGTGATGGTCAGGTCTGCTTGGTTGTTAGCCACATTGGCGTTGGTGCGGATCACATGATCGAGCACATCCACCGTGTCATCTGGCAGTGCGTAAGTGGGCTGGCCTTCGGAGAGCGTGATGGTGTTTTGCTCAAACGTCCACATGTTCACGCCACGGTTGGCCCAGTCAGCAAACAGTAAGTTCAAAGACCGACGAGCGGTCTTCAAATCGTAACCCGTGCGCAACTCCGAGCCACAACGCTCAAACGCCTCCTCGACCAACTCAGACAGGTCGAGGTTAAAGCCAGAGGTGCCGGAGGTTTGTGCCATAACTTACTTCTTCAGACCTTTGAGGGTTTCAGCCAGACGTGCGCGTTGGCCCATCTTACCGGGCTTCTTAGCCGCTGCTGCCAGTTTCTTGGCAGGGATGGGTTCGCCCTTTTTAGCACCGAGCGCGGAACGCAAAGCACCGGGTTTTTTGATCGCGCCTGCGATCCAGTTCTTTGTAGCCATTACTTACTCCTTGCTGCTCTCATGTTGTCCACGAGATTGGGGTATGGACGTCCTGCGGCTTTAGCCATCGCCTTGGCTTTGGCTTTTTTCTCAGAACTCATCGGCTTGGATTCGCCCAAAGATTTTGGCCGGGGCTTATCCCACACCTCGCCACCCTTTTTGTACTGAGTGAAGTCCGTGTTGTCTCGGCGTGCTTTACGCACACCCTTGGGCATTTTGGAGGGGGCGATCGCCCCCATCCCACGGCTTGCCATCATATTAGCACTTGGCCATGCCGCCTTTTTTCATACCCAGAGGCTTGCCCATCGGGGACATCTTGACCTCTTTACCTTTGGTCTTGCCCTTTTGAGCCATGCCGTCGCGGCTAGGGGCTGCGGTCTTGACTGCGCCCATCTTTGCTTTGGTGATGTTTTTCTCTGCCATGATTCCACCTTTAGAAAATTTGCGGCCCTTGTCCGCGTTGGAAAAATCTTTTCCCACAGATTGTGGGACACCTACTTTCTTCGCAAAAGCCGGGCTATGTGCCACGGCTTCCATGAAGTTGTGCTGCTTTTTACTGCTGCTCGGCATCTTTTGACATCTTTTTCATGCCCACCAACACCGAAAACTCTTTGCCGGTCACCATCTCTGTGATGCGCATACCAGTCCAAACGATGGTAAATAATGCGGCAACTGCTGGCAAAAGTTCTGCCAAAGTTCCCACGACCGTTATAACCGACAAGCCATCGCCGACTTGTTTAACAATTTCAACGGTTTCGGGTTTCATACCATCCTACCTTTGGTTTTACCCTTAGTGGCGATGCCATCGGCGGCTTTGATATACCCCCCTTCAGCGCAATTCCAAGCCCGCAAAGACTTGTTGATGCGGCTGTCAGGATCGTTGGCGGTTTTGGCGGAAGTCAGCTTGGCTTTCATGCCCTTCATCCGGGCACAAAACGAGTCGCGCCGGGAGCCACCTTCGGGTTGCGGGGCTTTCAGCCCCGGCTTGCCCGGGTTTGCTTGGTTGTAAGAGGCGCGGCCCTTGGCGTTCAAGCCACCGGACTCCGACTTCCCTTCCTTGCGCTGCCATGCTGGGGTCTTAGCCATAATAAACCGTGATTGAAGAGATGCCTGTGAGCGTGGCGTAGATGTTGGTAGAGAACTTAACGCCCTCCCCCGGCACCAGCGTGTAGAACGAGTTTGGATTGGAGTTAGATGGGATGTCCACCTCAATCAAAGTCGTTCCGCCTGAACCGCCATCTTTGAGCAAAAGCGTGCCCGCAGTACTAGCTGTAGCGCAGATCGAGAAGCCCTTGACACGCGCAGCCTGTCCGAAGACAGAGCCGGACGCGTTCAGGTGCGTCGATTTGACGTCATATTGCATCGTCATGATGCACTCCTAATCAGTTCTGCTGACCGACAGGGTAGCCCACGCCGTCAGAGCCACGCACAGTGTAGGTCACGCTCAACACGCCAGCAGAAGCGGCGGTAGCGGTGTAGCTCAGTTGCACATCAGAAGTGCCCACGTTAGCCATTGTGCCGACGTTGGCGGAAGTCACAGACATGCTGTTCAAGCCAGCGGCAGTAGACAGCGTACCAATGATGGTACCGCCCACGGTCACGTTGGGAGTACCAACAGCGCCGGTGGTCATGTAAGTCTGCACATCACGGATGATGGAGCCAGCGGGGATCCAGCAGGTCACGGCAGAGCCAGCGACGAGGGTAACTTGTTGGGTAACTTGGGTTGCGCCAGTGTTACGAACGGTACCAGCGGTGGTGCCAGTGGTGTCTTTAATGGTGCCCAGAAGCCAAGGGCCAAGGTGTGTTGCGAATCCCATGATGGGTTCCTTTCATGCGTTGGGGTACGTCTATCTGCATGAGGTCAGCCGGGCCTGTCAGACGTAC